CTACAAGACATTGAATGTAAGATTACAGAAGTTGCAAAGAATCTTTACAACAACACTGTGTTTGCATTGAATATGCCTGTCCCATTTACAACGATGATAGATCTTCTTAATTATAGAAGAATCTTGACATATAAGTATTGTAACCCAGATTACGCTAAAAACTTTAGCGTATGTCAAATAGCTAGTAAAGTAAAACTTCTAAAATATAAATAAATGAGCTGCTCTAATTGCTTTAATGGATGCACTGAAATCATATCTGATCAGTGCGTAAGATATACAGGATTTAATATTCCTGCCCTAGGTATTTCCAATGGTGATACACTTGCTAATGTTGAATTACAAATTTCAACATTCATAATAGATTTGTCTACAGGTAACGGGGTTATTCCTGTTATAAATCCAGCTGATCTCTGCTCATTGGTGAGTGGGTTTCTTCCAGTGTCTGGTGACATTACACTTAATGATGTTATCTCAGCATTGATTCGATCAATTTGCTCTTTAAAAACCAGTGTTACAGCAATTGAGTCAACACTCACCACCCTTAATGCCAATTATACAATTGGATGTCTTACAGGTGTAACATCATCGTCTGATACACATGACATTCTTCAAGCAGCTATTAATAAGCTGTGCTCAACAGCTGCTGACTTAACAGCACTAGAGCTTGATGTTACAACAAACTATGTTGAGTTGGCTGATTTGAATACGCTTATCCAAGCTTATTTAGACAGCATTGCACCATCTAACTTGTACAAGAATAACATGGTACCATACATTGCGTATGAGTACTATGGCCCTCTTACAGGCTTTGATATTACAGGAGCAGGATCTGGCCAGTTTATAGATGTGTTTTTGTGTAATGGTAGTAATGGTACACCAGACAAGAGGGGACGTGTTGCTGTAGGAACTACAGATGGAACTATGGCTGGTACAATAACAATGAGTTCTATAGTTAACCCATCTACACCAGGTAATCCAAGTTATTCACTTAATGGTTTAGCAGGTGCGAATAATGTTACTTTGACAACAAGTCAAATTCCTTCGCACACGCACACAGCTACAGCAACTGTTGTAGATCCTGGACATAACCATCAACCTGCAAATGGTGGAGACTTTGCAATATGGCTTAATAATGAAGCTAATGCTGGTAGTGGTTCTAGTGGATATGAGGTAGATGAAACCAATCATCCTTCTTCAACAAATATCAAAACAACAGGAATAACAGTGAGTGTTGCAAATTCTTCAACAGGTGATGGATTATCTCACAATAACATCCAACCTACAATTGGTGCTTATTACATCATGTACATCCCATAAACTATGCCATTCAATACTAATTGCCCAGGATGCGGATCTTTAGGTCCATGTGGTTGCAGCGGTGACCATTGTGAATTTGTTTCTTCTGAAAATGTAAAATATATAGGACCAAACCTAGCGGGAACAGGAATACAAAGCTGTGATGATCTCACAGTTGCTTTACAGAAGATTGACAATGCAATTGCTATTATAGAAGCACAGATTTCTCCAACACCACCTACAACAACCACAACCAGTACATCATCTGGTCCAACAACTAGTACAACTAGTACAACAACTACAGGACCTGGATTTTATTCTTGGTATTTAGGAGGATTGGCAAATATTGCAAATCCATGTACAGCAGCTATACTATTACCTATATTGTATACATCTGTTCCTGTACTAGCAAATGGTGTAGTTTTATATACCAACAGTGGCTTGACAACTACTTACAGTGGATATATTTACATAACCAATTTGAGTACTAAATGGACAGTATCAAGTGGAGGAGTGCTGAGTGCAGCAACTTCTTGCTAGTAGCACATAAATTAAAAGTTTGTGCGTATCTATAAACTAAATTCAAATAAACTTTACTTTATTGGTTTTGTAGAGTTTCTCCCAGGCATTTAATGTCTGGGAGTTTTTATTTGGAAAAATGATTAAATTTGAGTACATATAACTCTGAAAATCAGGAACACAAGATGTCAACATTAAGAAAATTAGTATCTGATGTGCGATCAACGCACAAGATCATATCAACAGATAGTCTCATTACAGATAGAGCAATTGCCTCTGAGGTGCGAAATAATGCACTATTGTTGATAAAAAGAGAAACCAATCTTAGAAAACTTTGGTCAACTGATACGTTGTTTACAACAATTCCATGCTTGGAAATGTGTGAAGTTCCCATCTCAGAATGTTGCAATTATGCAGATCCTTGTTCTGTCGCAAGATCAAAATATCAACTTCCTAGAATATCTGAAGGAAATTATCAATACGTCATTCAAGGTGTTTATTCAATAAACGCAATGTCTGGACAAGGCACTAAGATAAAAGAGATAACTGTTAATCGTTACCTTAACCTATTAAAACTTCCTGTTATTAAAAAAGAACAGTATTTCTGGATTTCAAATGGTTATCTTTATGTCAGCAATCCAGCACTACAGGCTGTTAGATTTGTAGCTCTTTTTGAAGAAGACATTCCTAACAATATCATGTATCCTGAATGCGGATGCGGAACTCCAAGTTATACGACTGACCAGCTTTGTCAGAACCCTCTAGATAAAGAGTTTGCTCTTCCAGGATACTTGGAGAAGCAAGTGCTAGATCTAACCTCACAGAAGCTTCTACAGAGCTATTTCAATCTGAAGACTGACATGACTGATGATGGAATAGATGGTCAATCACCAAACTCACCACAATTTAGATGAGAGTACCGATAGATTGGCGAAGTGCCTCAAAAGAAAACTACAATAATTTCAAGAGTGAGAAACCTGAAATAAACCTCTCTTTCGATGACTGGAAGAGAGTTGTTTATGGTTTCAATGAAATGTTTGTTGAACACATGCTTGAAACAGGGGAGAAAGTAAAACTCCCATGTGGAATAGGAGACTTCGCAATCAACAAAAAGAAAAGAGTGAGAACCACAATTGTAGATGGTAAAGAGTATATAAATCTTCCAATTGACTGGAAAAAAACTAGAGAGAAGGGAAAGTATATTTACAACTTCAACTACCATACAGAAGGATATTTCTTTGGATGGAAGTGGTTTAAAAGATCTTGTAGATTTAAGTTTTCTGATCTGTGGCTATTCAAACCAACGAGACAAAACTCTAGATTGATTAACCACTATTTGAAAGTTGACGAGAAGTATCAACATATTTATGCAACATGGAATCGTAATTAAAGATGAGCTATTACTATAAATTTAACTTCGTAAGCCCAGATCCAATCTACTCCACTGTCAAAGAAGAATTGAAAAGCTACTTTGATACAGGTGCTGTAGATGATTTGTTATTCCCCACCTATCTAGACAAGTGTCTTAGAAAGCTGGGAAGAGCTACATACGTGATAGCTGAGACAGCTCTTGTTGTTGATAACTTTGAAGCAAGACTTCCAGATAACTTTTATGCTGTTCGTGAAGCATGGATGTGTACAGTGATTAATGGCTTTCCATATCAAACAGCTAACTCATTCTATTCTCAAGCATCTACACAAACAACTATACAGGTGAGTCCAATCACTACAGATTGCGCTATTGAAAGCCCTTGCTGTGGAAATGTAGGATGTGATGGTAGTTGCATGCCTGAGTTCATGCAGACTGTCTACAAGACAAACAATGAGACAGCAATGACCTACCAAAGACAATATCTTCTAAAGCCAGGAAACATTTCTGCAAGAGGACATTGTGATGTTAACTATACAGAAAACTGGGAGATGTATGGTCAAGGAGCTGTTCCAATTCATAACTTTACACCAGGTTCATCCACTTATGATTCATTCGATATTAGAGACAACAAGTTCGTTACGAATTTCAGAAATGGTGTTGTCCATCTTGTTTTCTATGCTCAAGATTACGACAGTCTTGGAAACCAGCTTATTCCTGACAATTATCGTATTAGAGAATACCTAGAACACTTTATTAAATACAAAGTGTTTGAAATGTTGGTTAATCAAACCAATGATGAAACCTTTAATCAGCTTCAGCAAAAACTTGTATATTACAAGGGACTTTCTGACGAGGCATTCATCATGGCAGACATTGAAATTAAGAAACAAGATGTTTGGACTAAGCAGCGTAGAATAAGACAACAATTGAATAAATTTGCTATGTACGAGCTTCCTAACAGAACAAATCGTTGGGGGTATAGAAGAAATAATTAATACCTATGGCTGAGCAAGGAGAAGGTAACGTCAGACAAGAGTATAACAATGCCACTACAGGATTGAATCTTGATCAGTCACTGAATCAAATTCAAAAGGGTAAGCTAACTTATGCCCTTAATGCTGCTGTTGAAAACTTTGATTCTAATTCTGTAAACTATCAGAATGAATCTGGTAACGAATTTTGTATTCGTGTACCTGAAGGATCTGTTGTCATAGGCGAACACTTTATTATAGAAAAGAATAAACACATATTCTTTGTTACAAATCCCTCCACAGGAGATAGTCAGATTGGCTACATGGATAATAATGATTGTGTTTATAGAGTGTTGGTAAATGCTCCTTGTTTAAACTTCAATATCAATTATCCTATACATAAGATTGTCCACAGAATCACAAACTGTAATACAGAGATTTATTGGACAGATGGCTACAATCCTAGAAGATACTTAGACATTGATGACATTCCTAAGATATTAAGATCAGGAAGTCCTCTATGTAGTCCAATCTATACAGATGACCTTGACTGTAACCAACTCAAGTTACAGCCTAATTTTAACATCCCTGAAATAGTAATCACTGACGTTGTTAGTGGTGGAAACCTTATTTCTGGTACGTATCAATTCGCTATTCAGTATTCTGATCCAGCAGGTAATCCATTCACATCCTACTACTCAGTTACTAATCCTACACCTATTGCTGATGAGTTTATTACATCAGTTAACTTTAACTACCCTGTAGGAAAGTCTATTGTTGTTACTATTGACAACCTTGATACAACTGGACAGTTTGAATATTTCAATCTTGCTGTAATCAAGACAATCAATGGCGTATCATCTGTTGATCTTGTTGGTACATACTTTATTGACAACAGTATTAGACAGATCACATATACAGGTCAATCAACAATTGTTCTTGACATTGCTGACATCTTTGAGAAGTTTCCATTCTATGAGATTGCTCAAGACTTGACAGCTGTACAGGATGTTCTTGTATGGGATCAATTAACATCTATTGATAGAATCAACTATCAACAAATTGCTAATAATATTGATTTGCTATGGGAGACTTGGAGAATTCCTCCAACAGAAAACTATGCAAACGAAATAAACGCAACGAATCTAAGAGGATATCTTCGTGATGAAGTGTATGCTTTTGAGATAGTGTTCCTTCTAAAGAATGGAAAGCAGACAGATGGTTTCCATATTCCAGGAAGAGCTATTACATCATACGAACAATTACTACCAAATATTCCTGATACAGATCCAGACTTTATAGGACAACCAGACCCAGTAACTAATGATG